TGGCCCCCAGGTTCATGGCCCCAGCCAGGGCCTGGGAAAGGGTGCCTGCATCCTCCACGCCAAAGAGGACGGCCAGATCCTCGGCACTGTATGCCTTCCCGTCGCCATTCTCGGTCAGCTTGGCATATTTTGCCCCGTATTTCAGCAGGACGGACAGGAGCCAGAGGAGGTCCCCCAGCGCCTCGTGCATGGGCTTTTTGTCGATCCCCGAAAAAGCGGTCTGCATCTCCTCCAAGCCACCGTACCGCTGGCCGATCTCCTCAACTGCGCCGAGGGAGAAGTTCATCGGGCATTTCTTCCCGGCGATGTCAATGTAGCTGATTCTGTTCATCTATCCTGTTTACCCTCCGATTTCCGACGTGGTGATCCCCAGCACTTGCCTGATGTATGCCTCGGCCTTGGCCTCTGTTTCCAGGGTGGCCTCCCGCTTCCAGGCGTGTTTCTCGGTGTCGTCCCGCATGATGGTGCCCTCGATTTGGGGGGTCTGCCACTCGATGCTTTCACCCTGGGTGCTGGCGCTGTCCTCGGGCACCGCAAACTGCACCTTGGGGAAAACGATGGCCCGGTAGCAGTAGGCACCGCCCCGCTTCTTCTTGATGATAAGCCCGACCCCCAGATAGGGGGCCTCCGCGTCGTCATTGTAGACCAGCTCGGAGACCTTCTCGCTGCCCACGGTGATCTCCTCAGGTGTAAGCCCCAGCAGCAGGGCGCTGACTTCCTGGGTCAGGTCGTCGGTGGTGATGGTCAAGGTGCCGTTGGAAAAAGACCGGTCGCTCTCCACCACGCCATTGTCAGCATAAAGGTTGTTGGCGTCGCCGGTCTCGATGGATGCCGAGACCTCCACCGCCTTGCCCATGACCTGCCCTTTGGTGTAGGTCACCACCCCACCGTTTTCCTGATACAGGGCGGCATAGGGTTTGCTTAATCCAATAGTTGCCAATATCGTTCCTCCTACTTCATTTTTTGTTTGATTTTCTCGTCGGCAGTTTCTGCCATCTTTTTCTTCACCGCGGCACCGGCGCGCCTAATGGCTACCCGGACGGTCGGCCTGCTTTTCAGCCAGCTGGTGCCGCCTTCCAGGCCGCGCATAACAAGGGCGTTTGGCTGCCCCTTGGGAAAATTCTTGGTTTTGACGCTGTTGTACCCGTCAAAACCAAGCTTCACATTCAAAAAGCCCCCATCATCTTGCATAGGGCTGATGCCAAACCCCTCTATCAATCCCTGTTTTGCCGGTAGGGTGAGACCCTCTTCCGGCTTCTCCGGGGTGCCGATCGCGTTCCCGGACCGTACCGGGATTTTTTTCAGCTCCTCGGAGACAGCCTCGGCGGCGATGGCCGCCCCCTCGTAGATGACCTCTCCGATAATCTCCCGGCTGCTTTCAGCCAACGCCGCCAGGCGGCGCTCATAGGCCTCAAAGTCTCGCAGGACGTTATTCTTGATTTTCGCCATCAAGCATACTCCCACAGCCATTCCCAATGATGGTACCGGCGGCCCACGTCCTCGTGTTGGACGGAGCCGAATGCCACGGCAAGCCCGGCGGCTTCCAGGGATGCCGGTATTTGTGCCACAGCGGGGTCATAGGCATCGACAGTGAAAAGATGCACCGCACCCGCCATACCGCTGTCAGCAGTCAAATTATCAGCCTTCACGCCAATGGCTCCATCCTCCTGCCACACGACATACCGGGCGGGCGAGTTGGTCGGCCAGTCGTGGTACACCTCCGGCAGCACGGACAGCAGGGCCGCCTTGATCGTGTCAGCATAGTTCATAGGGTCTCGCCACCCTTTCCAGGGTCAGGTCCATCTCGTGGGGACCGGTGCCCTCCACCGACTGGACCTTGCGAATATTGTGCTGGCTGCCGTCCATCAGGACAGCAATCTGGGCGGTGGTCACCCCGGTGCAGAGGGGGCAGCGCAGGACGTGGGAGATGTTGATGTTCTCCTGCCTCGCCAGCTCCTGGCGGGTCAACCCGACCATCCGCTCCTTGTACCGCAACACGGCCACCGGGGTGGCGGCCAGTTCCTCCACCGGCACCTCACCGGGGGGTGAGGTGGTGCGGAGGTCGAAAATCTGCACAAACCCGTCTCTATACGACGGGGCCTTGCTCTTTATCAACCTGTTTTAGCTCCTCTCTGATTTGCAGCCGCAAAAGCTCGGGCTGGTAGTTGCGCCAGTATTCGTCCAGGGCGTTTGACCGGGCGTATCGGACATACTCCATCAGCAGCTCTCGCGGCTTGTCCTCGGCCATGTAGTCGAGGCTCGTCGCTGTGATGTCGTCCAGGTAAGCCATCCCCCGTGAGATGATCCCGGCGAGTTTCTCGTCCCCCGCCGGGTCGTCCCAGGTGATGTCCTGGTTGTTCTTGACCCCCGGCAGAAGTTCTTCGACCGGGCTCATATTACGCGGAGGCCTTGGTGGTCACGGTGCCCTTGACCTGCTTCACGTTGACCTCCTGGATGGCGGGCTCCAGCTTGGAGATGTCGCAGAGAACGAAAGCGTTGTTGTCCAGGGGCTCACCGTGGCCGTAGAGCTTGGTCGCGTAGACGCGCTCGTCTTCCAAGAAATGGTACTCGTCGCTGTATTCCAGCTTCCCACTTTTGGCAGTGCCCAGGCCAGCGAAATACCGCTTCGGCAGCCCAACAATGGCTTTCCCCTCGGCGATGTGCACCGACTGGATGATGGTGGTCGGGAAGGGCAGGACGTTGCTCACATAGGTGCCGTCGGCGGCGCGGATGGTGGTGGCGGGCATGACCTTGGTCAGGTAGTCCACCGGATTGACCACCATGATGACCGAGGCGACTGCCCGGCGCTTGCCGTTGGGGGCCTGGGTCAGGGTAGCCAGCAGTTTGCCGTAGGCTACCGGGTCGAGGGCGGTCAAGGCGACAGCCTCCTTCTCCGGATACTGCCCACCTACTACGGATACACCCTCCCCCACTTTCCGGGTCATGCCGATGGGGGCGTCCTTGCCGTCGCCGGAGATGATCCCGGCCTCGAGACCGTTGTACAGGGCCTCGGTCAGGATGGCGCGGACGTAGCGGTCGAGCCAGGCCGGGCCCAGGTCGAGCATGGCCTTGGAGACCGGGATGAAGGCCGACAGCTTGTGCATCCCGAGGGTGATTTTCTTGAAGCTGCTGGTCAGCTCTTTGGTGATCTCGGCGGTCAGCGGAGACCAGGTAGCCAGCTCGGTGCCGTTGGTGTTCACCAGGATCTCAATGAGGCTTTCGGTATTCTGGAAATCAATGGCATCCAGCAGAGGATGCTGGTGGGTCAGGTCATCGAAAATCGCGTCGATGGTGGTTTTGGGCATCACCACGTCGAGCTCCGAGAGGGCGGCCTTGGGGTTGGAGGAGCGCATGGCCTCGATCATCTTGTTGTAGTAGGTGCTCTCCTCGCTGGTGAGTTGGCGCACACCCCGGGCCTGTAAAATGGCCGCGTCGTTCTGGCCGCGCATCTCGCGAGCCTCCGCCAGCAGGCGGTCTTCTACGCTCTTGCCGAAATCGCAGAGTGCAGCGACAAACGCCTCGTTGTTGTCTTCTTTGGCAGCCGCCAGCATACGGGTCGCAAACTCGCTACGGGCGTTGTCGATCCTATCAAAATTAGTCAATTGATTGCCTCCTTTACTGGGCCTTCATGGCCCCAGCCAAAAAATTCAGGAGCCGGTTTTCCTTCAGCTCCTCTGTGTGTGTGTCTTCGGTTTTGGGTTCCTCTGTCCTTTCGGGGTCGGCGGTTATCCGGTCGAAGATCGACCGGCGGGCGCTCTGGGTAGGTCGCTGGCTCTGGGGCTCTTTGGCAATGGCCGTTGCAAACCCAAGTTCGATGGCCTGCACGGGGGTGAGCCAGGTCTCGGCGTCGAGCATATCTTGCAACTCGTCCTCCGACAAGGCCACCCCGGCGTTGAGATACGCCTGCCGCACCTGGGTGGAGACGACCTCCAAATCTTCCGCGGCTTTCGACAGCTCGGCAGATGTCCCGGCGGCGACCGTCGAGGCGTTGTGAATCATCAGCAGAGAGGCGTCCCCCATCACCCGGATGTCCCCCGCCATAAAGATGACGCTGGCGATGGAGCAGGCAAAGCCGTCACAGTAGGTGCTCACCCGAGCAGGGTGGCGCTTCAAGGCGTGGTAGATCGCCAGGCCCTCCGCCACCTCGCCGCCGTAGGAGTTGATGTAGACGTTCACCTCGTCCACGTCCAGACCCGCCAACTCGTTCACCAGGTCATAGGAGGTGACGTCGCTGTCTGCCCATTTGCTGCTGGTGATGTCCCCATACACCTGGATGTCGGCCACCCGGCCGCTGGTGTGGAGATTGTAATATTTTCTCATCCTGTTTCACCTCCTCCCTGCTGTGCAAGTGCTTCCGCGATGGTGGTGTAGTTTTTGGTCATGTAGTGTTCATCGGCCCATGGCTCGGGGATTTTGGGCTCCCCCACCAGGTCGCGGATGTCGTTGATTGTGAAGGCCCCGGAGGAGATGAGCTTATCGACCGAGGCGGACACACTCAACAGGTCAACATGCTTCACCGCCTTAGTGTCGATTTGCAAATAATCTCCGGCCAGAAAGCCCGTCTCTCCGTACGTCTTGCGGTTGATCTCCTCTGACAGCATCGTACAGAGTGGGTCGAGGCAAAAAGTCAGGGCCTGGTCGATTGCCTTGTCGGTGTCCTGCACCGACCCATTGAGCAGAGCTGGAGGCAGCCCAAAACCGCGGGCGGTAAAATCCAGCACGTCGTCAACCATGGCCCGGATGTCTCGAGTGCCCTCGTTGGAGTAGGTCTTGGCTGCGATGGGCTCGAAATCGTAACCGTCGAACAGAGGGAGGACGGCATTGTCCGCCGAGAACAGCGCGCGGAAATCATTTTTCAAAAGGTTCTCAAACTTTGCCCGTTCCTCCTCCTTGTTCAGCCGGGAGGAATTGACCTTGAGGAACCCCTTCGTTCCCCGCGATTTCTGGTAGGATTCCATGGTGTAGGTGATGAGCCGGGAGTAGGCATCGTAGAGCCCCGCGGTCACCCGCCGCATGTCTTGCTCACCCAGTCGGAAATATAAGACCTCCGACTGGAGGAAAGAGCGGGAAAATGAAAAGTCTCCGACCTGTACCTGACTAAATACGTCATCAAGCAGGGCATAGGGTTTCCGGCAAAAAGAATCCGCCACCAACATCTGGCCCCCTGAATCAATAACCAGGGCCTCGTTATGACGGTAGAGCTGGGCAATCAGCTTGTGAAGGAACACGCTGCCAGACTGGTTGAGGTTTGGGGCGATGTTCCAGCGGTAATAGTTCTTTTTCTTAACTTCCTGACCGTGCTCGAATGTTTTGAACTCGCACTTGCTCACCGCGTTGGCGATGAGATTGACGCAGGCCCAGAAGGCCAACTCCCGGACGTACACCTCCCCACCCGAAGACCACATCTCCTCCGCGGTGATCTCCTTGACGCCGACCTGCTGGGTCTCCCCGGTCAGCTTTTCAAGCACCCGTTTTAGGGGGGCCACAAAACCCAAGGCCCCACCTCCTCTCAATAGACGAAGGTCCCGAAGTCCGGGACCCCCTGAAATTTTGTTTCTACGATTTCGTCCTCGACGGTCATCGAGGCCACCAAGGCCATGAACGGGTCGGTCTTCCGACTGCGCGCCTCGATTTTGGCGTAGCGGAAATTTCCGAAGTCCTCCCCGGTGTCCCGCCCATTGCGTACCAGCTTGGTGTTGTTGGTGGCCCAGCGCAACACCGGATTATCCCCCCAGACGAAGGTCTGGTTGAGGAAGGCGCTGTCGATGACCGGCACCACCCGGGCGATGTCGCTGGATTTGACCAGCCGGACATTTTTATGATCCTTCGCGTCAAATCCAATTTCCCGCAAGGCCATGGCAATAAGCGAATATCGGTAGTTGTCCAGGGCAATCACCGGTATATTGTACAGTGAGGCGGCCTGGTCGATATAGTCAACCAGGAGCTTCGTGGGTATCTCCACGTTGTCCACCGGTGTCAAGTGCCCCTCCCTTGCCCAGTCCTTCCAGGGGGCGCGAATACGGGGCAGGTCGGGAGACTGGAGGCATATCCAGGCGTGGTTAATGTCGTGCCGGGTCTCACCGTCAAAAAAGTGAAGGTTGATGGCGGCCCAGTCGGAAGTCTTGGCAAAGTCGATCCCCACCGAACAGGTGCGCCCGGTCAGGTCTGGCAGCGGGTGGTTGGTGGCCTTGATGTTCTCCCAGGCCGTCACCTGCACCTCTCGATTGCTTTCCGGGAGGTTCATTCGCTTGGTCATAAACGCCGGGAGCTGCGCGGGGTTCCGCACCCACTCGGCATACTCCTTCTTGATCTCCTCCAGCAGGTTGGGGAGATACGGGAGGGAAGGGTTGGCCTTGGGCCAGTTGGCCGGGTCGTGCACCTCCTCTTTGCTGTCCAGCCGGCAGATGAAAGGCAGGAGGCCGTTGTCCGGCTCCCCCTGCCTCAAAATCCGGTCGGAGGTTTCCAGCAGGTCATCCAGCGGGCCGTCCCGCACATCGCCGTTGGTGGTATAGTAGGACCTCCGTGGGTGTTTCTTTTTCCCCAGGCCAGTGGTGAAAACGTTGATGTTGGCGTAGTTCTCGTACTGGTGGATCTCATTAAAAATCACGATCCCCGACCGCAGGCCGTCTTTCCCCTTCGGGCTGTTGGTGCGACCCTTCATTACCGATTTAGTAAGCAAGCAGATGATATATTCTTTTGTCCAGCGAAAAAACCGTTTCAGCAGCGAGGTGTTCTTCGGGGTTTCGAGGGCTCCAATGAAATCCCGCACCGGGCGCATAGCCTGGTCCTCGTTGTTGGCGCAGATGTCCACATCATATTCGGGGATGTTGTTGTAGGGACCCATGAGACAGGCTGATTCAAGGGCGATGGTCCCGTCCTTCCCCGCCCCCCGGCCAATCATGCAGAATAGGTCGGGCCACCGAGGCAGACCATCTGGTCGATACACGCAATCGTGTAAGGCAATCACAAATTCTTGCCAGGGAAAAAGCTGGTCAAAGGGGAAATACTTCGCCATCCCCAGATAATGTTCAATCTGCTCGTCGTCCACCCGCAGGGATTCGGTCTCAAAACAGCGGCGCACGTGAGCGACGAGCAGCTTCTGGTCTTCACAGGCTACCAGTTTTCCGCTCTCCACCATCTCGATGTAGCGGAGGATGTGAGGATTGATTTTACAGGACAATATCCTCCCCTGCCGACTGCCCCGGCTTGATGTTCAGCGCGTCCAACAGTTTGAGCATCTGGGCGTTGACTTTCACCAGCTCTCCCACCGAATCGTTTTTGCGGATATTGGTCACCCCGGCGTTGGTAGTGACTTCAACAGCCACCCCGCGCTCTCGGATGTCCTGCAATAGACCCTGTTTTGCATCC